GTACAAAGCCACCCACCAGTATTTGACTCATATTCCTCCTTTACTTTAGTCTTCAGCTGTTTACATTGAAGAATTTCAAGGAGGTACCCGACTGGGTTGGTATTATGGTCGGAAACTAATTGAGTCAAATCGAACTCCTTTAATGATTTACGCAAATGCTTAAAATCGAGACGTTGTTCGGCTATCTCGTCAGCACTATGAATACCTTTAACATCGTATGTCCTACAAACTTTAGAGACATACTCGATGGGATTTTCATCGTGTATACGTGCGATATGATCTTGGATATTTATTATATCCGGGGTTCCCTTAACCATGCCAATAAATCGGCGACGAATAAGGTCTCGAGAGTGAAATGCCAATCTCTCGATCGGAATATCATATCGTCGTAGTATTAATAGTGCATCGTTTAGCACTTTCTGGAAAAGTTGGGGATCCTCATGAAGTGCTGCCTCATATAATGCATTGTCACAATTCTGGAGAAGTTGTTCCTCCGAGAAACTTGTAGTCCAATGCAATTGAGAGGTGACCGAAGCCTCCTTAAGAGCAGGCCATGATATCTGCCAACGATCGTCCCAGATTAATGCCCTAGAGCAAAAGTCAAGTCCAGAAATTGTTTTTGCAGGGGTACATTTAAGGCAAAATAATTTTGAATCTTCGATCAAATCCTCCTGTGTTACTTCTAATTGGGAGGAGACCTTAAGAGATCGATCATCCCCGAGCACAGCTAATCGGTAATGAGCCGATAACTCAGCAAGGGAAGGAGAAAATCTAAATATTGCTTGCCACTTACGAATAAGTGTATAGGTCGTTAGAATCTGTACACTTACTGAATTTAGAGGTGTAGTGACAAACGTCCCAGACTCGTTACCTCTATCAACGAGATATATATATCCCCTACATGTATGAAAAACATATATGAGTGATCGGGATATCGCATCATATATGTGCTCAAGGTCTTTTTCAGGTAAATGCGTGCCCGCCATACATCTGGAAACAATCCAGCAAAACGCTTGGATAAGCTCGGCTGGAAGCTGCTTATCAAAGGCGGAAAAATCGGTGGAAACTAAATTTCCATCAATCTCCGCAAAAGAGCGTTGTATAGCTGTTGAAGAAACATATGGATTCATACCCATACGAATAGGCGAATCCAAATGTTTGTCCATTATTCGGGATGTAAAATCACCGAATAGGCATCGCAATAGTAAATTTACGGAAAAGTCTACCTCATTAAAGAGGCGAACCTTCCCTTGTCTAGCCTTATCGGCATCGATAAGTTCAACTTTTGCACAATCCTTCGAAATTATAATAGGTGGAATATTATGATCTACAAGTGCTTGCTTGTAGGCCTCGAAGTGATGTCGAACCATCTTAGCCGCTGGATTTGAGGCAAAGATAAGTGATGATGTGCCAGTGGGATCTTGAACAGTAGTAAGTACTGAAGCTTTTGTGTGGATCTTATACACAAGTTTGAGGAGAGGTCCGCCAGAGGTTCTGGTATCTATGGGAGGAAGGCTGTGCCCAAACACTCCGTTAAGTGTCTCATGTAGCCTCAGGAATCGGCATCCGCCATAGCGGGAAACGCAGTCCTGCATGACAAGGCCACAGGCCTCCTCCAATATTATGGAACTGTATGTGGGGGACAGTCTCCGATCATACTTTAGGCACTGTGTAAAAAGTGGGTCCGGATTACCTTTCATGTCCACCGCAAGCGACGATGTGTCCTGAACACGATTCATCGTGTAAGCGGCAGGCATAGTAAGACAATCAGTGAGCATATCCGGAATCTCGATAGGGAAATGTTGATCTCGAGGTTTCGAGCGTAACGCTAACTCTCGGCTATAGCCTAGGATATGCAGCGCATCACTATAATGATCGTAGGTCTGCCTTACTTCAAGGTTTTCAAGAGCATCGACGTACGGGGTCGGAAGTAGCCCTTGATGTGTTACTTCAGTAATTTCGACGTGTTGTAGGGGTATCTCAGACTCCTGAATATTAGGCTTAGTGGTTGCTTCTCTCATAAAGAGATCGAAATCCTCTTGTGTCACAGTTGAATAATATGACTTCTCAGTTTGGTTATATCCATTATGGATACCTAAAACCCGATATCCAGTAGTTGTACTGGCTACAAGAGGAAATCCGCAATCACCACCTTTAATAAAAGAGCGAGTTTTACCTAATGCGGTCGCAACATGCACAATTACGCGCTCAGATAAGTTATATCTGGTATTTGTCTCTGAAGTTATAGGGTAGAGAGTAGTAGCGTAATAGTTTATAAGACCACCCAGAATTTGGCATTGGGGGCCACATCGCATGAAGAAACCATACTTAGGCTTTCGCACCTCATCGAACGGTGCGAAAAACCGCCTAGTATTGGCCGGTAATGGGAATTTTGCATCGAATATCTTAACTAAGGCAAGATCTCTATCGCGGAAAATAGAAATCACA